CTAAATTCATTTACTGTTGCTAAATTATAACCAAATGATAAATTGTTTGAATTGTATTTGTTAATATAAAAATTTTCTTTAACAATTAATTCTTCAAAAGAACAAATTTCTATTATATCAAATAAAAATGTGTCTTTACCATATTTGTTATAAGAATTTTGTAAATATTCATTATCGTGAATATTTTTACGTAACATCCAAAAATGTTTTTTTTCTCTATTTTTTAAATTTACGGAACTACCAATATAAATTTTATTGTCTTTAACATTTAATATTTTATATATTCCACAATTCATACTACTAATAAATATCAATAATAATGATAATAAGTAAATAAATTTTGTATCTTAGCTGATATTTATTGTTATGAGAAGAAAATTGAGACTTACGGAATCCGAATTATATAAAGTTATTAAACGAATCGTTGAGCAAACTGAGGATGAATATTATAAAATATCTCCTGAGGAATACTTGAATATAATGAAATATGCTAGTAATAATGGTAATATATTCAGAAAAATGAAACAATATGGTGGAAAACCATTATATGTTACGGGAGATTTAAATTTAAGTGGTACGAATGTTAAAGATATTGGACCGATTGCTTATGTCGATGGTAAATTGGATATTAGTCAAACTAATGTGTCTAATATTGGTGATTTAAAGGCTAAATCATATATTAGTGATTACGGTTCTCCTCGTGAAAGAATTAGAGATAGACAAGAACTTTTGGGTAAAAAGGCTGAGATGGATTCTAAAAGGGAAGATGATGAGTGGAACTTTCAAAATCAAGATGATGATGGGTTGAAAGCTATGGCTTTATTAGAATGGCTTGAGGGTAATGGTGATATTAAAGTATTGGATGATAGTCAAAAAGAAGAGTTAAGAATATTAACTCAACAATTAGATGAGCTTAATGCTCGCTATGATGATGAAGATAGAGATGGCGACCCAGATGAGAATGTTGAAATATTAAATCAAATTGAGGAGGTTGAAGAAAAAGTTGGTGAATTAACCGAAGATGTTGCGGATATATATGATATATACCCAACAGGGTATGAACATTATGGTTTAACCACATTTGAAGTTTTAGTGGGTGGATTTAAAGATAGGTCATATAGTGTTGGTATTGAAGAAGAAATGGAAAAAGCGGCATTAGAATATGCGGAATCAATAATAGATGAGAACGGAGTTCAAGGATTCAGACAAGAATTTCTTCAGAATTATTTAGATGAAAATGCGATTATTGAATTTGCTAGAGAAGATTATGAATACACAGTTAGGGATAGTCCTGATAGTTACTTTAATGATAATGATTTTGAATTGACTCCGGAGCAAGAAGAAAGAATATCTCAAATTGAATCACAAATTGAAGATTTAGAAGAACAACAAAAAGAATTAGATTCTGACGATGAGAATTATTATGATTATGAAGAAGATATACAAAATCAAATTGACGCTCTTCAAGAAGAATTAGATAATATTGAGGTTGATACTGAACCAACAGAAGATATGATAGATAATAAGGTTGAGGAATTGGTTCGATACGTTAAAAGAGACCCATTAGATTATCTAATTGAATATGGAATGGAAATTAAAGAATTTGTTGATACTGATGCTTTGGCTCAAGGATTAGTTGATGCTGATGGTTGGGGTATGATAAGTAGTTACGATGGTAATTATGATAGTGTTAATATCGCCGGTGAGACATATTACGTAATGAGAATTAGTTAAAACTATTCCTTTTTCCAATTTTTTCCTGTATATTTTAAGTAATATAATATGGGAATGAAACAGAAAAATAAATTTATAATGGATACCGATTGGTTGTTTGACGGTATTCTCGATGCTGAACAAAAACAATATGTATTGTTAGATTACTTCCAAAAGATGAATAAACATCTTGAAAGAATGGAGGTTTACCCAATGTTTATTGAACTTTCATTACATTTAGGTAACATACAGACCTTACTTACACAAAATAAAATTTTATATGTTGATAAAAAATTAACCTCCAATGATGATGAACTAGTATTGTCTGATTTGAAGGTTAAAGATATTCCCGTTTTAGATGATGAGGAAGTAATTGAGTATCACAAAATTTTAAAAAGTAGTCAGCCACAACTGCACGACTATTTCAATTTCGCAAAATCAATTTGGAGTATTGTATATGATTCAATTGATGTTGTGGTAAAGAAAAATAAAAACAATTTACAGAGTAAATCGGGGTTTTTTTCTTATAAAACCTCGGATAATTTATATATTTGGCAATATACGACAAGAAAAATATATAAAACCAAAGGACAAACAAAAACATCTTTAAAATTAATCTACAAAGGACAGAAAGATAATTTGACTATCCCGGAAATTATCTCTACTTTTTCAAAAACATATGAAAAAAACAACGAGTCAGATTACCCAATCTTTGAGGTGTTTTGTAATGATGTATTTCCGTTAGAACAAACATTAATACCAATTTTTAAACGAAAAATATTATCATATGTTAATCAGAATATTAAAATAACTAGAAAACTATTATCATAATGGACAAAAAACAGATTAAAATCTTAATGGATAAGTTACGACAACCAATCCACATCAGTTACATCTCTAAATATATTCTTAGAGAGAATATGGATAAAACCAAACAACAATTAGATACTTTAATATCTGAGGGTTATGTTAAGGAAAGTAAATTAAGTGAAGGGTTCTATGTGGCTATCTAAAAAAACATATCATATAGGTGATGGTTGTCGTCAAACTGTTATTAAATTCTTTAATAACGATATTCTATTTAGTACATCACCATCTGGATGGTTTATTAAATTTAATAGTGGGGTTGGAATTAATGTCACAACAAAACCATTATTCTCTGTGAGAAATGGTTATAAAAAATCCCTTAAATTGGGTAAATATTATTTAGTAAAATTATGAGTGATATCACAAATGAAGTTTTTAAAACAATTGAACCGTTAAAAGAAAATAGGTTTCTTATTAATGTTAATGATGAAGTTAACATTCCGGAATATTTGTTCCGTAAATTCCATATTGAAAATATTGGAGAAGATTTTATTTTCACAACAGAAATTTATCAAACCGTACAATATACATTTAATCCTGTGGATTTAACCAAGATTACGACTATTGTTCTTAAATTTTTAGGTCCGGTAGGTGATTTAGTTGGTGGGTTACATATGTTAGTTAAGGGTTCTAATATGGAAATGATTGGAGATTATGGTAGTGATGAATTATTAAATGTTAGATTTAGATTTGTTGTTAAACCGAACGATATTAACCTATTATGTCAAGATATTAAGAAAGATGAATAAAGAAATGGTAAACCACCCGGAACATTACGGTGGACAAGATAACCCATATGAGGTTGTAAAAGTGTGTGAGGCTTGGAATCTTGACGCGGATGCTTACATTTTCAACGTAGTTAAATATGTTGCGAGAGCGGGATTAAAAGATTCGGATAAAGAAATACAAGATTTAAAGAAAGCGTTGTGGTATTTGAATCGTAAAATTGAACGATTAGAAAATGGAAATTAATAAAGAGTATTTAGAAATTTTATTAGGAAAAGAAATTTTAGATTTCAAAGTGGGGATTACTAAAAATAAGATTACTGAGGTTAAAGTTATTCCTAAATCAAAGGTTCAAGAGATTGAAGTGATGATTTATGTTAATAATGAAAGAATAGATGAGAATGTTGATTGATATTGATGAATACGCGGAAGGTGCGGTCCTATTGGATGGTTTAGAGGATGCTATCATAGGTATTGTTGAGGACTTTGGTTCTCCGGGAAGGAAAATGTTATATTCCAAACCAAGAATATTAAAAATCCTACAAGAAAGAGACCTAATGACTTATGGTGAAGCGGAAGAGTTTTACGATTATAATATATTAGGGTTACACGCAGGTGAGCAGAACGCAGTATTTTTAGATTTAGAGATTACACCAATAAAAAAAGAAGATGGTTGGGAATATAAATTAACAGAGTAATATGATAGAGACAGGAAAGATAATTAATGGTGATTGTGTTGAGGTTATGAAAACATTTCCTGAAGGGTGTGTGGATTTAATTTGTACTAGTCCCCCATATTCAGTTAACATCAAATATGATGTTTATGACGATACTATTCCCATGGACGAGTATTGGGATTTTACGACTAAATGGCTAACGGAAGCTTACAGGGTATTAAAAGATGATGGTAGAGTTGCGATTAATGTTCCGATAGAGACTAATGTCCAAGAGAGGGGTGGTAGAATATTATTCAATGCGGAATTTTGGATGAAGATGAAAGAAGTTGGGTTTAAGTTTTTTGGTATGATTGATTTAAATGAAGATAGTCCTCATAGAGTTAGACAAACTGCGTGGGGTTCTTGGATGTCAGCATCCAGTCCCTACTTATACAATCCAAAAGAATGTGTTATATTGGCTTATAAGAAAACTAGTAAAAAACTAACTAAAGGTGAGTCACAATGGAAAGGTACCCCAACG